TTCTTGCAGGAATTTCTTATCTTGCACTACCAACAGGACAAAGTTTAACAACAAGTATAGGTAATGAAACTGTAGGTATTGGAGCTGATGTTACAGGACAATCTTTAACCACAGCTATTGGTACCGCAACCGTTAACGAAGATATATTAACTGGTGAAGGTTGGGGCAGAGATGAATGGGGTAGTTTTGCTTGGGGTGATAATTATTCTGTTGTCATTACAGGTCTATCTTTAACAACTTCTCTTGGAAATGAAGCTGTAACTACGGATGTAACTGTTGATATAACAGGGCAACCATTAGCTTTAACTTTAGGTAACTTCTCATTAAAAATTGATCAAGATATTTTTGTTAATGCTACCGAACATGAACTTACCACTAGTACTGGTAGTGTATCTGTAACTGGAATTGGAAATGTTGATGTAACAGGCATATCATTATCCAGTTCTATAGGAGTGGTAGTACCAGAAAATTTAACAGCAGTTCCTGTAACTGGTATTGCTTCAACTTTAACTTTAGGAACTATTACTTTAATACAAAGTACAGTAGAACCTGTAACAGGACAAGTTTTAACTGGTTCCTTAGGTAATACTCTTCAAGAATCGATGTATGATGTAACAGGAATAGCTCTTACTTCTTCAATCGGTTCAGTGACTACTACAGGATCAGGAGTGGTCCCTGTAACAGGTAATTCTGTTACTGTTTCTATGGGAAGTGTAGGAATTACTGCATGGGCAGAAATTGACCCTAATGTAAACAATGTTTGGACAGAGGTTGATTTAGCAGCTTGATTGAGGTAAAATTATAATAATTATTTAGGAGAAAACAAAATTATGCCATCTAGTTATTCAACAGATTTAAAACTCGAATTAATGGTCACTGGCGAAAACGCTGGTACATGGGGAGATCAAACTAATTTAAATTTAAAATTAATTCAACAAGCTATTGCAGGTTATGAACAAGTAACACTTTCAAGTGGTGGAACTTTAGCATTAGCAATGACGCAAGAAGCATTATCAACTGCTAGAAATATGGTTATTAAATTTGCAACTGCTTCAATAGCAGCTAGCACAATTTGTACAGTTCCAAATGGAATAGAAAAATTTTATATTTTTGATGCAACAGGATTAACAAATCCAGCTAATCTTACAATTAAAACTGCTGCTGGAACTGGTTTTACAATTGATGCAGCAAAAATTTTTGCAGCATATTCTGATGGAACAAATTTAAATGAAGTATCTTTAGATACTTTAGGAGGAACAATTGCTACTGCTCAAATTGCTGATGACGCAGTTACTACGGCTAAAATTCCAGATGATGCAATTATTACTGCAAAAATTTCAGCTAATCAAGTTACTACGGCTAAAATTCCAGATGATGCAATTACTACTGCAAAAATTTCAGCTAATCAAGTTACTTCGGCTAAAATTGCAGATGATGCTGTAGGAGCAGATCAATTAGCCAACACTGCTGTAACAGCAGCGTCTTATACTCTTGCATCGATTACAGTTGACGCACAAGGAAGAATTACGACTGCATCATCCGGTTCTGCTGGAGGCGGAGGATGGATTTATAATGCTGCTGGTTTTTTACCAGGTTCAGCGAGTGGAACCTATACTGCATCACCGACGGCAACTAAAATTGGTTGTTACGTTCAAGCTGCAGGCGGTGGCGGTGGTTTAGGGATATCTCACGGAACAGGACAAGGTGGATATGGTGGGAGTGGTTATTATCATGATGATGTTACTGCACCTTTTAGTGCACCTTACTCTGTAGGCGCTGGAGGTAATAAAGGAAATCTAGGAAATGCTGGAGGAGCAACAAGTTTTCACAACTTTAGTACTACTGGTGGTAATGGAGGACAAGGTCAAACACCCGCAGGTGGAACACCAGGAAATCCAGGAACTGCAGCAGCTACAGATTTAATTTATGATTTTGGTAATAATCAAAGCTTAGCACCTATGGGAAATTGGCCAGCTGGTGGAAATAATGCAGGATCTCAGACTTGGAATAATGGCGCTGGCGGTAGTGGTCAAAATACAGCTCCAAGTGGACAAGGTGGAGCTGGATTTTTATGGATATGGGAAGGCTAAAATATGGCTTACGTAATTTTTAATAAAGATCATCCGAACCATCAGGGAGCTATAATACGCTTAAAACCTACTGGTACAGATATTACTTCTTTTTCAGAACTAGGTTATCAAGTGTGTGAAATTAATGATTCACAATACAATGATATTAGATTACAAAGAAAAGTTCCATCATATGATGATTCGGGAAATATAATTTTAAGTAATCCTTCTTATGTTGACGGAAAAACTGAAAACGCTATCCCAATCTGGGATACTGTAGAAGACCTACAAACACACATAAATAATTTAATTGACAATAATCCTTCAACTAACGATAAAGATGCAGACTATAATGCTCAAATTATTTCTTTACAAAGTAAAGATCTTTCTGGGTTGACATACCCTATTCAAAAAACTATTCCAGAAATAGCAGAGGATCAAGGAATTACTTGGTTAAGCCGAATTAGGTAATTGTTGATAGTAGTAATATTTTAGTGTAAAACACTGAAATGAATAAAATTGAATTTTTAGCTCCTAAAGAGTATTACGATTTAAAAGAAGATTTTCCAACACCCATTAAAACTAATATACCAGAGTGGTATAAAAAATTAGAACACGGTCAGATAGACAAAGATACTTTAGTACATCAACGTACTATTAAAGGTTGTATGCCTTTTTTAGAAAGTATGATTACTGGTTATTTATTAAAATTACCTGTGGATTATAAAATTGAGTATGGTGTTAAAAAAGATGATCAAGGTAAACCAATTACAAGAATTTTTACTTCTATTGATGAAGGAGGAGCTACAAACATAATGAAAGCAAGAGGGGTGAATATTGCAGACCCTAAAACTCATACTTCTGGCCAACTAGAGGGTTCTCCATTTATTGACAAAAATGGAGGTAAAGATCGTCCATTTTTAAAAATACATAATCCGTGGAGAATAAAAACACCAAGGGGGTATTCTTGCTTATTTGTTAATCCTCTTAATAATCCGTCTCAAGATTTTTTTTCTATTATTCCAGCAATTGTTCATACTGATACATATCATTTTCAAGAAATAAATTTTCCAATTATAATGAATTATCAAAAACATGGGGAGGTTAATCTAACTTTACAAAAAGGTCTCCCGTATGTACAAGTAATACCTTTTAAAAGAGATGATTGGAAAATGGAAACAACATTTTATGAAAGTACTCAAGAGAAGCTTCAACCGTCATTTTGGGGTATACAATTTCTAAACAGATATAAAAATATGTTTTATCTAAAAAATAAATCATCATGGAAATAGAAAACTATGTTTTTATAGCCGAAAATTTCTTAGATGAAATTACTTTAAAAAAACTTACTCAATATATGAAAAATGATATTGAATGGGAAAAAGCTAGCATAATCACTGACGGAAATAAAAAGTACGGTTTAGTAGATGAAAAGGTTAGAAAAGTTAAATCAAAGTTTATTACCAATTTAGGTAATGAAAAGTGTACATCTATTTTTTGGTTTAATTTTTTAAAACATTCATTTATGAAATTTACACTAAAATATTTTGATATAATAGGTAATGCTCATCCCAAGATGACGGAACATTTTGAAATAAATTTTTTAAAATATGAAGAAACTAATTTTTATATGCTTCATTCTGATTATCATCACACAACCCCAAGACAATTAAGTTATATTTTTGTTTTAAACGATGATTATGAAGGAGGAGAAATAACATTTCATTTTTCTAAAAAGCATACAAAAACATTTAAAATAAGTAAAAATATGGGCGTTGTATTCCCAAGTAATTTTATATTTACTCATCATATTAATCCAGTGACTAGTGGAACTAGGTATGTAGTTGTAGGATGGATGGCGTAATGGATAGATATATAGTAGTTAAAAATTTTTTAGAAGAATCAGAAAGAAAATTATTATCTACTTATGGTAAAATTTATATAAGAAATAATATAACACAATTTGATTTTCAAGATGGTGCTTCTTGTGGTGCTTATGCGGATTGGGCTTTTGAATCTATTTTAGGAAACAAACATAAATTAATGGAAGAAAAAACGAAGTTAAAATTATTTCCTACTTATTCATTTTTTAGAATTTATAATAAATATTCAGTTTTAAAAAAACATAAAGATAGACCCGCTTGTGAAATAAGTGTAACAGTGAGTATTGATAGTTGTAAAACTTTTGAATGGCCTATATATCTAGACGGAGAGAAAGTCCTACTAGATCCTGGCGATGCAGTTATATATAAAGGGTGTGATTTGTGGCATTGGCGAGATGAGTTTTTAGGAGATTGGCATCATCAATGTTTTTTACATTATGTAAATGCAGAGGGACCCCATAGGGAATGGGCATTAGATAAAAGAAGAGTATTAGGACAAGGGGAACATAAATAATTATGTTAAATTTACATAAATGGTTTCCAACCGTAATTGGTGCTACGGAATGTCCATTTATAAATGAAATACAAAAAGAATATAAAGAGTATTTAAATATCAGAGAGGACACGCCTCAAGGATATCAATATCTTCACCTTCATAAAGATGAAAGATTTAAAAGATTATATGATTGGAAACAAGAACAAGTAAATACTTTTACAGAAGCACATAATTACAAAACAATGAAACCTTGTGAGTCTTGGTATTTTGATTATGAACCACATGAAAACAATCCTTGGCACAAACACCTAGGTTGGGCTATTAGTACAATATTTTATTTACAAGCAGAACCACAAGACCAGCCTACACGCTTTAGAAGTCCTTTCTATCACTCTAGCAATCCTCTATTGATAAGACCAAAGATGGGAGAAAGAGCTGTGTTAAATCCGATTGAGCTAAATGAGGCAGAAAGATTTAATGAGCTTACATATCTTACTTGTAAGTACAAACCATATTCAGGAAAACTATTAGTATTTAACTCAGCACTAGAACATATGAGTGATAATAAAAGGCCTGATTTAGGACCAAGAATAATATTCTCAACAAATTATAGTATAGAAGGAGGACATAAATAATCATGAAATTTCAATTAAATAAAGATGTAACAGAAGGAGCCATTGTTTTTAGTGATGAAGAGCTTAAAATTATTAAAAAGAATGGTAATAAATTTGTGTTTAAAAGAGAAAATATTTATACACTTACTAATGGTATTTTAGGCCTTGTAGCTCATCTACAACACGCAATAAAAGAGGACGAGAGAAAGGACCCAGAAAACAATAAATTTGTTAATGACCTAGAAGTAAAACCAGTTGATCTTTCTATAAAATAAAGGATATGGTAGAATAACTTATGCCATTAACAAACGTACAGATACAACCAGGCTTTAATAAACAAGTAACTGCAACAGGCGCTGAGGGACAGTGGACTGATGG